ATCACGTTGCTATAGTTCATACATCAACAACGAACTAAGGAAATAATCATGTATAACATCATTGACAGGCAGACAGGTAAGACAGTAAGAACGGCTAACACTTTAAAAACAGCATCAGCAATAGTTAATAGACTTGACCTTGAATATGGTGCAGTACGTTACACTTATAAGCGTGTTCATACTGTTGAAGAAGTGCTTACATGGTTCAATGAAGGTAAGCTGACAGAATCTGAATATAGAAACATGATGACTACCGCTCGTTAATATCTTTACCCTAAGCACTTGACAAGGTGCTTACAATAAAGTATATTACATACATGCACTCGATGAACCAGTAATAAGCCTTCAGGCTTCAGTCACATAACGATGCATGTAGAAATAGATTGACAAGCTTCACAGATGTATGTAGTATGTAGTCTAGCAGTACGGGAGACAAGCAATTAGCTTGTTGTTGTTCCCTTCTTTGAAAATTTACGGAATATCTAGATTGTTCGCATGTTAGTAGTTCTGGCATGTGGCAAGCTTCATTAAATAGTATAAAGGCTTAACAAGCTCGATGTATAAACACGCTTAGTGCATGGACTGTGCGTTAGTAATCATCCCCTTGTTATGTCTGGCAGGATTCGGCTGTCTAATACATTTTCTCGCTACATGAAAGAATGAACACCGTCTTAAATGACAATGATTGTTCAATTGCCTGACATAAGGCTACAATTGTGTATAGATGTTCCCATCTTTAAAAATTCCCGTATGTACCCTTTGTTCCTTATTAGTTTGGTCTGAGACTATAGTAGTTCAGCCATGCCGAAAGCCGCTATCATGAATTTCCTTACGAACAGTTCAAAGGTTTATCAAGTATCTAAATAAGATGCTCGAGCATACGGGATTCGCTTTAACTATCCGGCGGAATAAATAGGATACTTCGTAACGAGTAACTCGTTAAATTGTTGTTAATGCGTATTGGTAACAGTACGCATTCCCATGCAATTTTGCATGTTTATAATCGAAAGGAAACATCATGGCGCACATTACACAAATCAATGAATCTATCGAAACGCTGCAGAATGCAGAAAAGGTTACAAAGGCAGTTCTTTCGGAACTGTCACGCTCTATTCTTGAATACATCTGTGTTGATACGGATGATGGAAAAGCATCAGAAGATAGCCAAGTAGCAAATCGGCTTATTGATGTTCTCACGCCAGTCAATAAGAAAGTGGCAGTAGAATTCTTTGTAAAGATGCTTCCTTTCCATGTTCTTCGTACTGAAGAAGGGGAATTCCAAGCCTTTGCGAAGAAGGATAAGAAGCAATGGGAATCCAAGGTAGATAAGATTGTGGAATTCTTGTCTGATCCACATCAGAATATTTGGACGTGGGCAGAGCGTAATATTGAATTGGTGTCTAAGCCAATGGATTTTGCAAAGCTTAATCAAGCAATGGGACAATTGATTAAGAAGGCAACAAAGGCTAAGCTTGGGCATGATCATATCGTTCAAGCCATGCTTGCTAATGGAATTAGCATGGAAGATATGATGGTAGTCATTAAGGCAGCCATTGTTGAACAGCCAAAGCCTGAAGAACAGGAACAACTGAAGGCAGCATAATTAAATTGTATTATCGAATGGCTTGGGAACAGGCCATTCTATTAATATAGTTTTCTTTTATCAACCAAGGGGAATAATATGTCAGAGTCTCTTTATAAAATCATTAGTGAATTGTTCCACAATCATCATGATATATTTGTAAAACTGCCGAATGATATTATTGATGCGTATTATTCACGTCTCTTACAAAAATAATTATTATTGCGGGTATGGTGAAATTGGGAAACACAAGATGCTTAAGACTTCTCGCCTATTGGCTTGTCGGTTCGAGTCCGACTACCCGCACCATTCTTTCTTTCATAACACAAGGAACTGATATGACACAGCATAAACTTGCCTTTAAACTCAATGAGGATATTACCCTTGAAGATGGAACTATCTATGAGCGTGATGATATTCTTTCTTTTGAAACTCTTCTTGTAGTGATGGAAGAATGTAAAGAAATATCAGCGGATATTCTAACACTATTTTAATCCGTAGTATTACACTAAGATACATTCTAACGAGTGTATCCAATGGGTAATATTGCCCGATATATTTGGAGCATATCAAATGGAACATCCACGTCCTGATTACTTTGGAGTTGTCTACAATCCATTGACCAATGAATTCGATGGTCGTCGTTCTTCTGCCTTTGCTAATGTACGTAAGGCTACAGGAAAAGAGGTGCTATCATGCCTTCCCACAAACGGATACAAGATGTTCAAGATTGAAACAATCGCTCATATCAAGGGGAATTGATATGATGGTGTTCACTAGCGTAAAGAAGCTTTCCCCTGATTATGCTGTATCTGCCACATTTGAGCATCAAGGTGTACAGTACGAGGAACGTTTCAATAAAATTGGAACATTCAAGGTGAAGCTTAGGAAAACCAAGGATGCATTTATTTGTGCAGTGGATTATACATGCATGAAAGTAATTCATCCTATCGATGTTAGGGACTACGTATGAGCGAGAAACTAAAGGTGCTTCTCTTGGATCATCTCATCCTTGCTGCTTTTCTCTTTGTTCTTCTTATTGTTCCACAAATTATTGGGAGCTTGTAATGAACCAGAAACAGATTGATCGTAAAGTGGAAGAATTTCATCGAGAACAAATTAAGCAATACTATTATAAAGTATTTATGGATGCATGTATGCATAAACAGTATTTACAATTCTTTAATCCTGCTTCCTTCTTTAAAGGGGTAAAATAATATGCGTCTCAACAATGTATTCATGTGTAAATCGGGAGTAATTGGGATGCAATTCAATTATGGGAAGCAAGCTATCCTAAGCGTTTATCACGATGGCAAGGCTCTTCAAGTAAGTGAAGACCATCCCGAGGTATTCCAGACACAAGCCATCAAGATGTATTCATTCTTGCATAATCGCTATAAGAGGCGTTAAAAGCGTCTTACCTATACCATCCTATCAATTAGCCCCTAGAAATCGCTCTAGGGGCTTTCCTGTGCGTTCTAGGGGCATTTATGAAGGGATACAAATGGGAATATATCACTTATCTTGGAATCAGGAAGATTTCAAAGAGATATTTTCCTAACAAGGAGGAGTTTGTTAAATCAATTTCTCCTTATGATGTGGCTATCGGGCCAGTGTTAACAACTGAGAAATTTATTCTAAGGATACAATCATGGAAGAAGCCTTTGCGAAATGGTGGGAAGAAAAGCGTATTCGTGTTCTATTTATGTTTGATCAGGAACTTGGGTATGAAATCTTTGAAGAAATCTGGTTGAAAGCTCACACATATGCAAAAGAAAATTAAGAAACCTACTCTTAGTGTTTGTCTAAATAAAGCTATAGATGCTCGTCCTCAGGATGGAAGGCTTAATGGATGGGGAATTAGATTTAAAACAGGACAAGATGTTATTGTTCCTTATCATATTTGTTGTTCTGATCTTAGACAGAAGAATTATGGAATACCTATTACAGAATTCATCTTCTCTATCAAACATAGGAAAGGTACAGGAGATTGGTTCAATCATCCACGTTATAATGAATTTCTTTATTTCATGTTAAACCATTCCTTCATTAGTGATGTATTCCTCACCAAAAATATCAGGGTGGCTAATAGGTATGGTGTAAAGATGAATATAAAATACGATAGTAACCAAGTTCTTGCAGGATTCTTTTTCCTTCGTTGTGCATGGGAATATAAATACTATCTAAACTCATTCTTTTGGTTAGTAGATAAGGGAATAGATAAGAATCTAGCTCTATGTATGTGCCAATATATTGAGAAAGATGGGAATAAAATCACTCGTAAATACAGGACAGGGCATACACCTTTCTCTGATTTATCTAAGCCTGATTTAATCAATATCCTTAAGACAGACAGTTGGAAAGTAACGAATAAAAAACCTGTATCTTCTGGACAATTTCATGAGTTTAGAGTGAATGCTCTTTTTTCTCCAAACTATTTTGAAGGCTCAATCCTATTTGATAATTTACAAAAGAAAACTATAGGAAAAGGATGGGATAGTTATTCCACCTATCTAGCTACCGATGTGCTTAATAAAATTAAGGAGATGCAAGAATGGCTAAAGTAAAACGTGTACTCATTGTGTGTAGTTCTAGTGACTATTATGATATGTTTCTTGACAAAGGGTACGAGATTGTAACAGATATTACCAAGGCTAATCTTGTATGCTTCACTGGTGGATCGGATGTATCCCCTTCTATGTATGGAGAAGAGAAACATCCTAAAGCTTATAATGATATGGTGAGAGATACACAAGAAGCTAATGTGTATAAGGAATGTATCAGTAAGAATATACCAATGGTAGGCGTCTGTAGGGGCGGGCAATTTTTAAATGTGATGAATGGTGGCAAGATGTATCAGCATGTTACCAATCATACAGGTAATCATAATATGTATGATGTCCTTTCTTCTCAGACTCTCATGTGTTCTTCCACTCATCATCAGATGATGCGTCCTTCAGATGAAGGAACCATCCTTGCATTTGCTAAGATGGGAGGAGTGAGAGAACATATGATTGGACAGTGTGTCCATGCTAATATCGCTCCTCAAGATAGTATTGACCCTGAAGTAGTGTTCTATAAGAAAACACAATCTCTATGTTTTCAACCCCATCCTGAATTTATGTCACCTATTTATGACGGACTACGTGCATATTTCTTTAACCTATTGAATCATTGCTTCCAATAGAAGCAGGAGGATTATAAAATCTGTGGATTAGTTGGATGTGCTGGCCTTATAATGGCTAAAGAGGAGAAGCTATTCAAACAGCTTCTTATCGTAGATTCCCTAAGAGGAGAAGATAGTACAGGTATTGCAGCAGTGTTCACTAATGAAGAAACTACTATTACTAAACAAGTAGGTGATCCTTTCCTTCTGCTTGAGAATAAGCAGACAACAGATATATTTAAGCGTGGTATTCGTGTCCTTATTGGGCATAATCGTTGGGCTACAACAGGAAAGATTACCCGTAAGAATGCACATCCTTTTGAGACCCCCAATCTAATTGGTGCCCATAATGGGACACTCTCCAATAAGTATGAGATACCGGGCCACATGCAATATGATGTAGACTCTGAAGCCTTGCTTAATGCTATGGATGAGATTGGTGTGAAGCAAGCTATCATGAAGGCACGAGGCGCATGGGCATTAACATGGTATAACAAAGAAGAGAAGAGTATTAACTTTCTACGTAACAAAGAGCGTCCTCTTTACTATACATACTCTTTAGATCATAAGGTGGTGTTCTGGGCTTCTGAACTATGGATGCTCCAATCTATCTTAGGTCGAGAAGATTATAAACACACTGAAGTTTATATGGTGCAAGAAGATTTCCATTATAAATGGATTGTGGAAATGAAGCAGGAAGGTATTGGAAAACCTTATATGACTGAGGTGAAGGGAGCAGAGCCTCTCCCTATCAAGGGAGGTTTAGCCGTTACGACTACAGTGACTACTACGACTAGACAAACTCCCCCAAAACACCAATCCGTAAATCAAAGAAATCTATTTACAGAGAACTCATTAGACGCCTCTTACCTTGATTCTTTTGTGGATATTAAAATAGTCTCTGAAACTAAAGATGAGAGTGGTTGCCCTTATCTTGTATGTGTAGATCAGGACTTCCCTAATAGAGATTTACGGATTTACTTCCACAATGAAGTAGTGAGCAATCTAATTGGTTCCTATGGTTCGATTAATATTGTAGGGGCTAGGAGAACTAAGAGCACAGCCTTTATCCACTATAAGGCTGATCTAAGTTCTTTTATTAAGGATGTTACTACAGATAGTACCCCTTGTGATAAGGATGGTAATCTAATATCAGAGGATGATTTAAGAGATTTTTATAAAGAGTGCTGTTGGTGTTCTAGCCCTATTGACCATAACAATCCTGATAATTATTATGTAAGTAAAGGAACAGGGGCAGTATGTGCTGATTGTGCAATTAATCCAGAAATTCAACAGTATTTAATGTAAGGAGATTATAATGAAATTCTTATGTTGGCTCGGATTACATTCTTGGGGATTTTGGTCTGATCCTATTCAAGTGAATTATTCCGAGCTTCTTCATCAAGAGTGTAGATGTATTCATTGTGGTAAAATTATTCATCGTGTGATTTAGGAGATGTAAATGGAAACAGTTGCTAGTCTTATTGAAAGATTAAAGAAATATCCTCCTCTTACGCCAATTAAATTCTGGGCTTCTGAAACAGAAGTTTTATTTGTCTGTGACATTTCTATGAACTATTCAAAAACAAAACCAATCCTTAATATTTCTATGGAGTATGAGTAAATGAAAATCCTGCTGGGCTGTGATCCCGAGGTCTTTGTAAAGCGTGATGGTGTCTTTCATTCAGCACATAATCTTATCCCCGGTGATAAGAAGAATCCTTTTAAGGTAGATAAGGGTGCTGTTCAGATTGATGGTATGGCTCTTGAGTTTAATATTGAGCCAGCAGAATCATGTGAAGAATTTGTTACTAACATCAGTACAGTATATAATATTCTCAAGAGCATGGTTCCTGAATATCAAGTGTTTGCTGTACCTGTAGCTGATTTCACTCCTGAGATTATGAAGGCACAACCAGCAGCAGCATTGGAACTGGGATGTGATCCTGATTTCAATGCTTGGACTCAAAGTGAGAATGTTAAGCCTAATGGTGATCGTCCTATGCGTACTGCTTCAGGACATATCCATGTAGGATGGACTGATGGACAAGATAAGAATGATTCTCAACATCAGGCACGTTGTAATGCTGTTATTAAGCAGCTAGACTTCTACCTTGGACTACCTTCCTTGTTTGTTGATAAGGATGAACGTCGTCGCTCTATGTATGGTAAGGCTGGATGCTTGCGATATAAACCCTATGGTGTGGAGTATCGTACTCTGAGTAACTTCTGGTTGAATAGCAAGGAACTGATGGCTTGGGTGTATAATAACACTATCCTTGGTATGAATTCTCTCTTTAATGGTAATATGCTTTATGAGAAATATGGGGATATTCAAGCTATCATCAATCAATCGGACAGAGATGCTGCTCTCTCAATCATCAATACAGAGAGTATCCCTTTCCCTAAAGGTGTGTAATGTTTAAAGATGCTAGTCTTGATGACTTAAAGATGATGTTTGCTAAAACCATCATTAGGTATAAAGAGTTTCCTGTATTCGTTGAAGATGTGGCGATTAGTAGGGATGAGAAAGTGATGCTTGAACTCTACTCTCTCTCTACTGGTGAATGTAAATGGTATCCTTTTAATGAGGAAGATTATAATTTTAAACCTGTTAGACTTGGTTATCTTAATCTACGTGGTTTCTCCTATTACCTCTATCGCAAACCAGTACGTAAATATAAACAAGGACTAGCATTAGAATCTCTAGCTATTGTTGATTCTGGATACCATTTTCTTGATAATGAGGAAAGAGGTAGGTCACAAAAAGTCTATAAGTCGATAAAAGAGTTGCATAGTAAAGAATTAGTTGCTACAATTAAAGGATACTATCCCTCTCTTAAAGATGCTCTCACTATGTTTGAGGATATGGCATGTGAGGTGGCATTTGATAGGCAATTCTCAATTGATAGGAAAATGAATATCTTCTATAAAGGTTGTCCTGTTGGATGTTATGAGGATGGAAAAATCTCATTCAATAAAGGTCAAGAATATCTTTCTAATGCTTTAAGGAAAAATTATGAAATTTAGTGACATTCTAGGTGCATATGGGAAAGATAAATGCATCACCTCTAAAGATATTGGAATTGAAATTGAGGTAGAAGGTAGAAACTTACCCAAGATTGATAATTCTTACTGGGTAACTGTGAAGGATGGTTCTCTTCGTGGAGAGTCTTACGAATATGTGAGTAATGGGCCACAATATCTCAACAAAGTTCCTCTAATCCTTAAATCACTTAAGAATCGATTAAAGGATTCTGAATTAAATTTATCATATAGAACAAGTGTTCATATCCACATGAACATGACACAAGAAACTCTTCAAACAATTCAATCCACTGTATATCTCTACCTCTTGTTTGAGGATGCCCTTTTAAATTATGCAGGTGAATCCCGTAAAGGTAATAGATTTTGTCTAGGATTTAAGGATGCTGAAGGTTTAGTAGGGAGTGTCCTCCAATATCTCACACCAAATACTATTATGCATGTTAATGGAGAAGAAGTCCGTTATGCTTCTATTAATATAGCTTCTCTTCCCAAGTATGGAACATTAGAATTTCGTGCATTACGTGGCACAGTAGATGAGAAAGTTCTCCTTCCTTGGATTAACATTCTATTTAAATTAAGAGAAATTGCTAGGTATGTATCTCCCGAGGATATATACAACCTCTCTATGAAAAAAGGTACAGAGGGATTTGCAAGAGATACTCTCCAAGAATATTTCAATATATATTACTACGATAGTATGTATGAGGATATTGATTATAATCGTAGTTGTTTGATTGATATTCCTTTTAAATTTACTACTAATGCCCTCCTTCCTCTCCCACAGAAACGGATAATAAAACAACGTATTATTCTTGATGAGTTTAATGAAGAGGGGGAAGAGGAGCAACCTGATGAAGAAGATGAGGATGGAGAATGAAAAAGTTATTCCTATATAGCTACAATCGTGGAGATAGTGCTAAGGCTTTGAAAGAAGCTCTAGGATGTAAGCTTATCGCTCTTGAGAACTCTAGGTATAAAGGTTCTCAAGATAAGGTGGTGATTAATTGGGGATGTTCCTCCCTCCCTGATGAAGTGATGAAGAGTGTAGTTCTCAATCACCCTAATGCTATTAAGAAGGCTGTTGATAAGCGTCTGTCCTTTGAATCATTTAAGGAAGTGATGGAGACTACCCCATTCACTACCAACAAGGAAGAAGCTATTGAGTGGATCAAGAAAGGAAAGGAAGTGGTAGTACGTGGAAAGGTTAATGGTCATGGAGGAGAAGGTATCTCTCTCTGCTCTAATGAACAAGAGCTTCCTGATGCCCCTCTTTATACCCAATATATCCCTAAGACTGAGGAGTATCGTGTTCATGTGTTTCAAGGGAAGATTATCTTTAGACAACGTAAGGCACGTAGCTTTGATGTACCTAATGATAAGGTTAATTGGAAGGTGCGTAATCTAGCTGGTGGATTCATCTTTGCTAATCAGGAGATTATTCTGACACAAGCATGTGAAGACATGGCTATCCTTTCTGTTAAATCTCTTGGGCTAGATTTTGGATCAGTGGATATTATCTACAATAAGACACGAGATGCGTATTACGTTTTAGAAGTTAATACCGCATCAGGGCTTCAAGGGAAAACCTTAGAGGCTTATGTAGGAGCTTTTAAAGAATGTGTATAATGAAAACAGTAGAAGAGATTGCGCTGGAAGTACGTGATGAACTAGTGGAAGGCAGCAACTTTTACATTAGCCCGGCGGATGCGATAACTTTCGCCACCCGCTTCCTCGCCGCAGTTGATGCGGAGCCTTGCCCGAAGTGCGCCGAGTGGGAAAACAAATACCTGATGGAAGTCGCAGTCAACGCCGGGGACGGCGTGCTGTTGTCGGAGAATGAGCGGCTGAAAGAGAAGTGCGCCGAGCTTGAGGCCGAAGATTCCGCCGTCCAGCTACTGAAAGACAGCACAATCAATCAACAGACCGAGCGTATCAAAGAGCTTGAGGTCGAGCGTGCAGCGCTGAGAGAAGACAGAGACGAGCATTTACGTGTTGGCACTCTGGCGCTGCAAGAGCGTGATGCACTGGCGATTACATTGCAGCAGATGCGGGAGGCTATAAAGCGGCAATGGGACGCTGACGATAGGCTGATGAATGCGCCATTCAACGTAAAGAAAGAAGAATACGAAGCCGCACTTGAAGAGCATACCGCATCACATGATTCATTTATGAAACTGCTTAACGAACCCGACCACGCCGAAATCATCAAGCGGCACAATTCGGAGGTGCTATCCGAAGTCATTGAGCGAATCATTGATAACGCAATTAATACCCTTACAAGTATAGATGTAATACGTTTAATGATTAAAGAATTAGAGGAGAAATGAATAAAGGAATATGTGTAGAGAAACTCCCTCACCAGACAGATAAATGTGATTCTGGTGATGGGTTGCAAGTATTTATGAACGAGGATGGAACATACTCTGGGTATTGCTTTGCTTGCTCTACATATGTTCCTGATCCTTATCACGACAGGCCAAAGAATTATAAGCCTGTAGCTATTAGACGCCCACAAAAAGAAATAGAAAGGGAAATAGCAGAGATATACGATACCTATATCACAACAGACCTACCAGCAAGAAAATTAAGAAAGGAAAGTCTCTCTCACTTTGGTATTAAAATTGGACTATCCGAAGTAGATGGTGTAACACCCACTCTCCATTACTATCCTTATTATAAGAATGATGTACTTGTAGCTTACAAGGTACGTATCATCGAGAATAAGAAGATGTGGAGCATTGGTAATCAATCAGATGTAGATATGTTTGGCTGGGATCAGGCTATTAAGGCTGGTGCTAAGAAACTCTTTATCACTGAAGGAGAATGTGATGCTGTTGCTCTATATCAAATCTTTAAAGATCATAACAAAGGAACTCCATATGCTGATATGGAGCCTGCTATCATCTCTCTCCCACATGGAAGCGGAGGGGCTGCGAAGGACATTGCAAGAGCAGCTAAGTCCATACGAGAGTTCTTTAAGGAAGTAATCCTCGTATTTGATAATGATGTAGCTGGTAAGAAAGCTGTTCAGGATGTAATGACTATTCTTCCTGAAGCTGTTAGTGCTTCTCTTCCAGCTAAGGATGCTAATGAATGCCTAATTCAAGGTAGAAGTAAGGCTTGTTACAATGCTGTAGTGTTTAATGCACAGAAGCCTAAAAACACCAGAATCGTTCATGGTGAGGATTTAAGAGAGGCAGCTAAGGCAGTGCCTCAGTATGGAGTTTCATGGCCTTGGAAGCACACTACAGAACTTACAAGGGGTATTCGCTTAGGTGAAACTATCTACATTGGTGCTGCTCCTAAGATGGGTAAGAGTGAGGTGGTTAATGCCATCACTGCACATTGTATTAAAGAACATGGGTGGAAGGTATTTCTATGTAAGCCAGAGGAATCTAATGTAAAGACATTTAAGCTTGTAGCAGGTAAGATGGTTGGTAAATTCTTCCATGATCCTTCTAAGCAATTTGATGATGAGGCATTTGAGCAAGCTGCTGATCTAATTGGTAGCAATCTTATGATGTTAAATCTATACCAACATGTAGGATGGGATACGCTTAAATCGGATATTAGAGAGGCAGCACAAGAAGGATGTAAAGCCATTATTATTGACCCTATTACTAACCTAACTAATGGTGTCAATGCAGCAGATGCTAATACTAAACTACAGGAGATTGCTCAGGAACTTTCTGCTATGGCTCTTGATCTAAATGTAGTGATTTTTATCTTCTGTCACTTAAAGAATCCCGAATCGGGACTACCACATGAGCGAGGTGGGAAGGTATTAGATAGTCAGTTTGCTGGCAGTAGAGCAATGGCACGTAGTTGTAATTATATGTTTGGCTTAGAAGGTAATCGTGATCCTGATATTTCTGCTGAAGAAAGAAATATGAGGAAGCTAGTTTGTATTAATGACCGAGAGTTTGGTGAAGTGGGTACTACACGTCTTTACTGGGATTCTTCCACCTCCCTCTTTAATGAGATAAATCAATGAAAATTAATTTTAAACGTACAGATGGGAAAGCACAAACTCCCACATATGCAACAGATGGTAGTGGAGCATTTGATTTCTATGCCCTAGATTCTAAGATGATCATGCCTCAAAGTTCTAGTATACTCCGTACAGGGATTTCAGTAGAAGTTCCTGAAGGATATGTAATGCTTATCTTTAGCCGATCAGGACATGGATTTAATAGTAATATCCGTCTTAGTAATTGTGTAGGAGTGGTTGATTCAGACTATCGTGGAGAGGTGATGATCTCCCTATATAATGATGCTCAAGTGAATTACCTAGCTTCTACAGGTTCTCGTATTGCTCAAGGTATTCTATTTCCTGTAGAGAAAGTAGAGTTTGTAGAAGTGGAGAGTCTGTCTGAGACAGATAGGGGTATGCATGGATTTGGGAGTACAGGTGGATAATTATGTGTGCTGATGGATGGTTTAATGGGGAACCTACAGGGGAATGCCCTGAATGTGGGGAACCTGTTGATGAGGATGGTGATGCTGTATCAGGATGTAGCTACTCCCCAATTACATGTGATACATGTGGTGCTAGACCATGTGATGGGAGTTGCTAATGGATAAATACCAAATCATTAAAGATCACTACATCCAACATCATCAACGTCTAGAGAAGAAATATGCTTATATGACTGGAAGTGTTGAGAATGGGCAAGATGTAGTGCAGGAAGGATATACCCGTGCTGTCCAATATTTCCATTCCTTTAATAAGGGAGCAGACTTTCAACATTGGTTCTCTCGTATCCTACGTAATTCCTTTGTAACATTTAAGATGGAAGAGAGAGGACGATATGATGAAGAGTTTGATGAGGAGAATTTTGAAGGTGTAGAAGGGCCGGGATTCCATAAGGTGCTCTCTAAACAACTATATAAAGAGATGGAAGAATATCCAGAGCATCTACAAGAGATTCTTCTCCTCTATTATAAGAATGGATTCTCTCCAACTGATATTGTAAAGATCACTGGAATCAAGAAGAATACAGTAAAGCAATTCTTACATAGGTTTAAATTGAATGTCAGAGAAAAACATGGCCCAGATTTGCAAAACGTGTGGGAGAAAACTTCCTGATGGTTGCAGGAAAGACACACAATACTGTAGTTTAAAATGTGCAAACCAATATCGGAATCAGATTTATCGCATTAAACATCCTGAAAAAGTCAAGGATAGGAGGTTAGTTGATAATTCATTTACTGAACGAAGGATGTTAACACGTATTAAATCTCGATGTAAATTAAATAATATACCTTTTAATTTAGATTTAGATGATATAAAGATTCCAGAATTCTGTCCAGTTCTAGGTATTAAATTAAACCCGAGGACGTTGAAAGCTACTTGCTCCAATGAATCACCATCACTAGATCGAATCTATCCAGATAAAGGTTATATTAAAGGTAATGTCCGTGTTATCTCAGCGAGAGCAAATCTATTAAAAAGTAATGCAACAGTTGAGGAACTTGAGTGTGTATTAAATGATCTGAAAATTCTATATGGAAAAAACTAATATATGGATTGGAGATTTAGAGAGTGATGGGCTTCTAGATACAGTAACGAAGGTACATTGCGGTGTATTCAAGAACTTACATACTGGTGAGATTATGCAATTCACACCAGACTACATTCTTGAGATGCTTAGATGGATGGATACTACTGATGTTCTTATCTTTCATAATGGTGTAGGGTTTGATTATCCAGCACTAGAGAAACTGTATGGGTATGTCTATAAAGGAACTAAAGTTGATACATTGGTTATGTCCCGACTCCTTAATCCTAATAGACAAGTACCTTTCAACTGTCCTAATAAGAAGATAGGCCCACATTCAGTAGAAGCTTGGGGATGGAGAGTAGGACGTGGTAAGCCTGAGTATGATGATTGGGCTAACTATTCTCCTGAGATGCTGCATCGTTGTACTGAAGATGTAGAGATTCAATATCTCATATATCAAGCTCTCCTTAAGGAAGCTAAAGGGAAGAATTGGAAAGATGCCTTTAAGTTGTCTTTCAAATTATTTGAGACATTACAAAGACAGGAGCAGTATGGATGGTTAGTTGATCAGAATGCTCTGGCATTTGCTATACATCAGCTTGAACATTGGATAACTCGTATAGATAAAGTCCTTACTCCTAAGCTCCCTCTCATTGTAGAAATAGGGGAGAACAAAGAGAAGGGTGAAATTAAATATATCAAGAAGCCATTTCTCAAGAATGGCATGTATAGTAAGAGTGTTGACGATTGGTTTAGGATTAATAATATACCTGAGTTTGTTCATATCACTGGGCCTTTTAGCCGTATCTCTTTTCGTCCTGTTGACTTAAACAGTAATATGGAAACAAAAGCCTATCTGATTGATTCAGGATGGGAACCTTTAGAATGGAATTATAATGATGATGGAGAACGAACCAGTCCGAAGCTATCGAAGGATGATCCATTTGATGGGATTGTTGGAGGTATCGGTCGCCTCGTTGCGAAGAGGGTACAGTGTAGGCAACGTAAATCCATCATTGAGGGACTCACAAAGCTTATTAGACCAGATGGGAGGATTGCAAGCAGAGTTAACACTCTTGCAGTTACAGGTAGAGCAACTCATAGGAATATTGTCAACATCCCAAAAGTAGGTAGCTTCTTTGGTAAGCAAATGAGAAAGCTTTTCATTTGTAAAGAAGGATGGACGTTAGTCGGTACTGACTCAGACAGTTGCCAACTTCGTATGTTGGGTGGTAGAATGGGTTCTAAGGACTACATCCAAGCTATTTGTAATGGAGATAAGTCTAAAGGAACTGACCTACATTCTCTCACTAGGAAGATTGGTGAATTAGAAAGCCGAGACATTGCTAAGAATGTAATGTATTGTTTGCTATTTGGTGGAGGAGATGTTAAACTAGGAAAGACAGCTAAGAAACCCGGAGAAGGAGCAGACCTTAGAGAACGTCTCTACCAAGGATTTGATGGACTTGGTGAATTAGTAGAACGTCTCACTAAGGAATGGAAACGTACAGCAAAGACAAGATACAGTGAGAAATGGAATAAAATCGAATATTACGATGGCTATATTACTGGCTTAGATGGCAGGCCCATAAATGTTCCATTTGAACATCAGCTTCTTGTCTATCTGTTACAATCAGATGAAGCAATTATGATGACTCTTGCTTATATTAAAGTGGAGAGTTTGTTACTTAAAGAAGGGTATAAATGGTATGAAGACTTCGGAATTGTCTGTTGGTACCACGATGAATTCACTATTGAATGTAGAGAAGAAATCGCTGAGAGAGTGGCTGAGTTGGCAGAGTATTCAATTGCTTGGGCTGGCCGTCATTACAAAATTGCGTGCCCTCACATCGGGGATGCTAAGATCGGAAAAAGCTGGTACGCCATCCACTGATGTCTATTTCCAGCAAATCTGTGAATATGAATTAGCAATTGAACAAATTAATAATCAAATCTCTCAATTAGAATTAGAGAGGGAGCAAGTGTCTAATCAATTAGATGTTGCTTTTATGATTTACTCAAATCTTAATATTAAAGGAAATAAATAATGGCTTTGAATGCAAGCAAGGTAGCAAGTGTTGGTGGTGGTAAGGCTCAAGAACTTCTGGATGCTGGTGTCTATCCGGGTCGTCTAGTACAAGTGTTGGACTTAGGGCTTCAAGCTCAACGTCCATATCAAGGACAAGAGAAGCCTCCGATGCAAGAGATTATGCTGACGTATGAATTGTCAGATGAGTTTATGAAAGATGATGATGGTGACGACATTGAGGATAAGCCTCGTTGGGTTTCAGAGACTATCCCTCTTCATCATCTAAAGGCTGAACTGGCTAAGAGCACTAAGCGTTATACTGCTCTTGATCCAGAGGGTGTATTCGAAGGAGATTTTAGTCAATGTCTAGGTATTCCAGTTAATATTACATTGGTAAATAATGAGTCTAAAGGTAAGACATATACTAACGTGGCTGGTCTTGCTCCTATGCGTCCTAAGGATGCTGCAAGAATGCCGGAGTTGGTTAATGAAGCTAAGTTCTTTGATCTAGATTCTCCTGATCTAGATGTACTCCTTAAGCTTCCTGATTGGATTCAAACTAAGATTAAGGAGAATCTGAATTATGAAGGTAGTGTGCTTCAAGGGATGTTGAAGGGTGCTCTTAAGAAGGAAGAGAAGAAGGATAAGCCAGCTAAGAAGAAGGAAGCTGCTCCTATCGAAGATGATGATGTTCCTTATTGATTATGATTCCCCTTATTGATGGAGATGTTCTTATCTATGAAGTAGGGTTTGGTGTAATGACAGGATGGGAGGGAGATGACCCTCCTCCCTTCGATATGGCTAGGGAGATGTTAGAGAATAAGATTTCTAACATTTGTGCTCTAGCAGGAGGGACTAAACCACCAATCATCTATATTACAGGTAAGGGTAATTTCAGAGAGAAGATTGCTACACTTAAGCCCTATAAGGGGAATCGTTCTCAACCTAAGCCATTCCATTATCACAATCTACGAGCTTATATGGTTGGGGTAATGGGGGCTATCCTAGTAGATGGAATGGAGGCTGATGATGCTCTCGCCATGTATCAAACTGAAACACTAAGTATCCTAGAAGGAAATCCTCTGTATTCTGGCCCACGTGAAATGACAATCATTTGCTCTAGAGATAAAGACTTAAAGCAAGTACCGGGTTGGCATTATACATGGGAATGTGGTAAGCAGCCTTCATGGGGGCCATCTTTTGTAGATGGATATGGTGAGATTTATCTAGATGATAAACGTAAGCTTAAAGGATATGGGGATAAATTCTTCTTAGCTCAATGTCTAATGGGAGATGCTACAGATAACATAGGTGGTATTCCCGGTATGAAGGACGTAGGAGCGTTTAAAATTCTTTCTGATACCCTGACATACCCTGATGGTTTAAAAGCTGTCCTAGAGGCTTACAAGGGCTTCTATGGGGATGATGGAGAGAAGAATCTCCTAGAGAATGGTAGATTGTTATGGATGTTACGAGAACCCGATAAAATGTGGGAGATAGATGTATAATAATAATCAATGGTCAAATGCCCGATTCAATTCATTCATTAAGAGTGCATTGAGGGCAGCAAGTAGTAGGTGGCCTGTGAAATATGTAGTGTTAAAGGAAGCTGCTACAGAGAAGAAGATAAATTGGAAGACAGGACGAGTAGCACAGCATTATCAATGCGCCTCTTGTAAAGAAGAGTTTCCTTTAAAGGAAGTGCAAGTAGATCATATCAATCCTGTAATTAACCCTGCTACTGGGTTTGTCTCATGGGATGAAGTGATTACTAGAATGTTCTGTGAGAAAGAAGGCTTCCAAGTGCTGTGTAAAGTGTGTCATGCTGCAAAGACTCTTGCCGAGAGGCAACATAAAAAGGATAATAAAAATAAATGAAAACTGAAATCTACGGCTATTCCCTCTTCAATGATATTGAAGATAGTGATTTGCAAGAACGTAATCGTGCTGTTGTAATGTCTAACATGGCTGAAGCTTATACAAAGAAAGGGAAGATTACATTGAAAGGTACTGGATTGATTGTGAATTACTTCAATGAAATTCCACAAGAGAAACGCCAATCTCTCTATCAACGGTTTGAATCTACAATGAAGGAGCGTGGATATGTTGTCTGATGTACTCCCTTCATATGGGCAGATAGTAGAGAACACAATGAAAGAACTTCCTCCCCACCCTTATGACCCTCTCTCCACTCAGATCGGAGGGGGTCATTATAAGAAACTAAAGATTCAACCTGTTGAATACATCCATGCTAACAATCTCCCATTTATTGAAGGGAGTATTGTGAAATACATCACAAGATGGAAAGATAAGGGTGGTAAGGCTGACCTAGAGAAGATTAAACATTTTGTTGATCTTCTTATTAAATTGGAGAAACTAGAATGAGGTCTGAATATTGGGTTGATCCACCATCAGGATGGATGTATGGATTCCCTAAGAAATGGGACGGGAATGGGGAGATTAATGATTGGCTAATCCAAGAAGGTTATCCAGAACCATTGCTTAATAGTTATGGCGAGTATTTCTACACAAGGATGTGGTATGCAGATGAAAGTAGTTCTTAAATATATAACACCAAATACAGAATCATTTATTGGAGAGATGGCAGCAATCTGCTATAATGGGTTAATTGATAAATCAGCTAATATCAGACGTGCTGCTAAATGTGCTGATGATGGACATCTCAGTACTCTTAGGTTTGCCAATGCTGTCTTTGGTATTTATAATATTAGTCGTGTATGTTCTCATCAATTAGTAAGAAGCAAGCATCTGGATTTCTTACAACGTTCTCAACGTTATTGTAAAGAGGAGCTTGATATTGAAGACTTCACTATACCAAATGTAGCTAATTCCTACCAGAAAGATTGTATTATCATTCATAATGAAGCCTGTAATAATCTTTATAATAGTCTTCTTAAAGATGGATGGAAGAAGGAAGATGCTAGATTTGTCCTTCCTGAAGCCACACACACTGATATGAATGTTACAGGTAATCTGCAAGCATGGATGGATTTCATTAAACTACGGACACATAAGGCAGCACAATGGGAGATTCGAGAAGTAGCTACACAGATAAATAACATCTTAGCTAGAGAGTGTCCACATTTATTTAAGGAGATGTAATGGTTATTGCTAAATTCTACTACACGAATGGTAGTACAATGGTAAGGCAGTTTAGGGATAAAGGCGCTATGGATTGGTTTGCAAAGATGGAAGGTGATCATCTTTTACGTTATGAGGAATTACATTGAAAATTTTAGTTATACCGGACTGTCAAGTTAAGGAGGGGGTGGATACATCCTACCTTAATCACATTGGACAATACATTGTTGATAAGCAACCCGATGTTATTGTAAATCTAGGAGACTTCTCCGATATGCCCTCTCTAAGCTCCTATGACGTGGGTAAGAAGAGTTTTGAGGGGAGACGTTACACAAAGGATGTTGAAGCCTCTCAGAGTGCTATGGGTGCCTTGCTGACCCCTATGATGATGCTTCAGGCTAGACAATATAGAGATAAGAAGAAAGTGTATCGTCCAAAGATGATCCTTACTTTAGGAAACCATGAAAATCGTATTGATCGTGCTATTAATAATGACCCCAAGCTTGAAGGACTTATTGCTCAGAGTGATCTTGGCTATGAAGGATTTGGATGGGAAGTAGTTCCATTCTTGAGAACTGTAGTAGTAGAAGGTGTTGCATTCTCTCACTACTTTGTTACAGGACAAGCAGGGAGGCCAGCTTCTACAGCTAATGCTCAACTGAATAAGAAGCATATGTCTTGTGTAGCTGGTCATCAGCAAGGACTACAGATTGCTACAGCACACAGGGCTGATGGACAAAGACTCACTTCTATTATTGCTGGCTCCTGCTATTTACATGATGAAGAGTATCTCGGAGAACAGGGGAATATTCATTGGAGAGGAATTCTAATGTTACATGATGTACATGATGGGGAATTTGACCTGATGCCTGTATCTCTTAAATATCTTAAACAACGATATGAAAAGTGATGATCTAATAGAAAGACTTAGACTTAGAGCATATATCCGTAGAGGTATCTCTACAAGAAAGAGTGTTCAAGAAGGGAAGCCAGATAGGATTGCAGACCTTCTTGAAGAAGCAGCTAAGAGAATTGAAGAATTAGAGAGGATTATTGTTGATTAAAAGTAAATTTAGAAGCCAGCTTGGTGAGAACATCTTTAAACAGAAATATGCTCAAGGGCCAGAAGATACATGGGATCAATGTGCTGAACGTATTGTAGAAGATGTATGTGGAAGTAGATGGGGGAAAGCCCCCGTCTTGATGGGTAAGGGTGACCGAGATCAACTAGCTCAGTACATCAAGGAATTCAAATTCATGCCGGGAGGACGCTACATCTATTATGCTGGTCGTCCTAATAGCTATTTTAATAATTGTTTCTTGCTTAAAGCAGAAGAGGATACTAGGGAAGAATGGGCAGCATTAGCTCAGAGAGCAACGTCATGCTTGATGACGGGGGGAGGAATTGGTGTGGATTACTCCATCCTCCGTGCAAAGGGGAAGCCGATCCGTCGGACTGGGGGTGTTTCATCCGGACCTATTTCTTTGATGAATATGTTGAACGAAATTGGCCGGAATGTCATGCAAGGTGGAAGCAGGCGCTCTGCAATCTACGCTAGTCTTAATTGGCAACATGAGGATATTCCAGACTTCCTGAATGCTAAGAACTGGTCTGAGACAATTAAGAAACTCAAGTCTGAAGATTTCAATTTCCCTGCTCAATTAGATATGACTAACATCTCATTAAATTATGATGATGCGGCATTGAAAGACTATGATCCTTATGGTGGATGGGTTAATAAGCTTGGAAAGAACCCAATCTTCCTACAGAACTGTAGGCAAGCAATGGAGACAGGAGAGCCCGGATTTAGCTTCAACTTTGGTGATAAACAAAATGAAACATTACGCAATGCCTGTACTGAAGTTACTTCTGAGGATGACTCTGACGTTTGCAATCTCGGTAGTATTAACCTTGGCAACATTTCTAGCTTTGATGAGTTTAGGGATATTGTCAATCTTGCAAGCAAATTCCTTGTCTGTGGAACCCTCAGAGCAGACCTTCCTTATGACAAAGTATATCAGGTTCGAGAAAAGAATCGTCGTCTTGGCCTTGGACTTATGGGGATTCACGAATGGCTCCTTAAACGAAACTACCAGTATGAAGTAGTTCCTGAACTCCACCAATGGCTACAAGCATATAAAGATCAATCAGAACTCTCTGCTATTGAGCATTGTGACAGATTCTTTATTAGCCGTCCTGTAGCTTTTAGGTCTATTGCTCCAACGGGAAGTATTGGAATTCTAACAGGAAGCTCTACAGGTATTGAGCCTTTGTTTGCTGTCGCATATAAGAGACGCTACCTTACAAATGGAACAGTATGGAAATATGAATACTGTGTAGATGCTACAGCAGAGATGTTGATTAAGGATGGTATCAATCCAGACAAGATTGAAACAGCTTATAGTCTAGCGAATGATTATGAAAAGCGAATTAAATTCCAAGCAGACATACAAGATTACGTTGATATGTCAATTTCCTCAACCATTAATCTCCCTTCTTGGGGATCAGAAGGCAACAACGATGACAAAGTTGGGAGCTTTGCAAAGATACTTGCTACCTATGCACCTAGGCTACGCGGATTCACCTGTTATCCTGATGGAAGTAGAGGAGGTCAGCCAATTACAGAAGTAGCTTATAAGGAAGCTATTAAGCATAAGGGAATTGTGTATGAGGAAAATAACATGTGCTCAAATGGCGTCTGCGGTCTGTAATCTGCCAGACTGGTATCTTTGGCATATGAAGAAATATTGGTCACACACATGGAAATGTGGGAAGAAGATGACAGGAAAAGATAGGCTTACCCGTAATTACTATTTAGGAATTATACGTGGAAACACTCTCTTGGGCAGTAGTTGATCTAGGGAAAGAAACACATGTTATTCCTTATGTTAATGAAGAATATATTCTCCCTCCTCACACTGAATCCCCTAATTGTCCATGTCATCCTGAAATAGAGGAGTATGAAGAAGGTGATGTAATTATCCACAATATGATACATTAGTAAAAATAAAGCCCCAGTCCTAATTTCTAGGATATGGGGCTTTTTGTTGTCTAGCACTTACCCTTCTTACCGGGTATTTTCTTCTTTGGTTTTGCCATTTTCTTTTTCCTTTTGTCTGAGGGAGACAGGGCATTTAGAGCATTCTTCTAAACATCCTGTATAAATATGCCACTCTCTCTGTCTGAGAATGTATTTTTTCTTACATTTTACATCTTTTTCTGATATATTTTTAATTTGATGTACCCTTTTGTTAAAATTTCAAGTATATCAGGGTATCACCCGGGGAAATAATATATCTATGTAATAGTATACTGGAGTATACTAGGATGTATATTATTATAATAATATAGTATACTATCTCTTCTTATTCTTCTTAAGTCTAGGATCATGTTGATTCATAGCTCTGTTCTTACTCTTAGATACTACCTTTAGATTCTTAGAGGATTTATCTTTAGTATTGTGATTGACGTGATCAATATCATTCCCATCACCCTTCGATACCTTCCCCTTCTTCTCCATCAAAGCTCTAGCAGAATTCCTCTCAGCTCTCCTAGTCTTCTGAGTTTCTGAGCTATTATACTTCCTCTGTCTAATAGAGTCTGCTGTAGCTCCCTTCTTATATTGTCCCCTCTTAGGCATCCTATTCCTTTCCCATAATCTTATTGATATAAGGAAGGGTTTCTTTAGGCTTAGGAAGATGTTCCTTCCAATCCCCTCCAAATCTTTCAGCTTTACCTTCAGCCTTCATTACTGAGCCAACTCCTGCATTGTAAGCAGCTAAGGCTTTCTCCCAGTCTCCAAACTTATCATAGAGCTTTCCTAGGTATTCCTTACCTACCCTGAGATATTCTTTCTCAGAATTGTCCTTAACAGGCTCAATACCAAATCCCGGTCTTTTCGCAGTCTTTGGCATCAATTGTGTAATACCTTGAGCACCAGCAGAAGATGTGATTAGATTACCCTTAGCATCCATATGCACCCCATTACTCTCTGCTTGTAGAAGATTAGGGAAGATTGTATCAATAGAATGCTCAGGAAGGAGCTTAGGAGAGGCTACAGGAGGTTTATTCTCTCTCTTGATATTCCATATCCTCTCCCAAGGTTTTAATTGAACCTGATTGGTTTCTGTAGGTTTAGGGGTTTCAGTGGTTACGGCTTCCCTCATCCTATTCCAGACTCTCTCCCAAGGAGGTGTATTAGAATCCATTAGTAATACTCCAATCAATATAATTCATATATACTTATTCCTTCTTAGGAGTTTCTTCCTTAACCCAATTAGCTGCATCTTGATCATTTCCACCTAAATATTTATAACCATCTACCACTTGTCCCAGCTTTAGCATCTCCGGTTCTGGATAGATGGTAGGCATAATGTTATGCTTATTCTCTTCCCAATACTTAGCATAGTCAGTGTGTCCTTCCATATGAGCGCCCATATGAATGATTTTATTCACTTCCTTCTCTACAGGTTTAAGCCCTAATAGGCGTGTATCCAGTTCATCACGATAGAGAGGATCAACTGGCTTAGGCTTGAAAGCAACACCAGCCCCATTCCAATCAATCTTAATAGCCTCAGAGAACTTAACAGGTTTATCTGGTTCTCCACCAAAGGCTTGGTATCCACTCCCCATCTGAACATCTTCACTGAGCTTCTTAGAAATAACCTTCTCTACATTCTGCTGATACATAACATTCATTACCATATTAGCATTCTGTACTGCTTGCTTATCTACCATCTTCTTCTCTACTAATTGAGCAAAGGTAGGAGAAGCTAAGAACTCAGCAGTAGATTTAAGCTGTTCTGGTTGAATCCCTGTAGAAGCTGCTTTCCCCACTTGATGTAGAAGATTGTTAGTAGCATTAGTTACTTGCACTTGAACAGCTTCAGGATTGTCAGCCTTACCACTATTGATAAGCTTCATGTTATGCTCAATCATGGAGAAAGAAAGCTTCTCTGCTGCCTTATCTCCAATTACAGGAGGGGCAGTGGTAGGATCAGAACTAGCTCCTAGACGCATGATAGCATTCTGTGCAGCCTTGTTAGATTGCCAGAATAGTTCAGGAATCTGCCCACCTAGTAGTTGAGAAGTAACTGTCACTGCCACCATGTTAGGGTCTTGTAAAGCTGTAAGCTTACCCTTAGTGATTACAGTTTCTAGCTGTTGCTTAAGAGCATCTAGCTCAGTCTTCCCTTCAAGAGCTTTAATCCCTGTAGTCTTTAGGTTATCAAACAAGCTTCTCCATTGTCCAGCTAGTTCTGGATTAGCAGAAGCAGCAGAAGCAATAGCCCCTTCAATATTAGAGAAGTGAATTAGAAGATCATTGTTAGCCCCCTCTACATTCCCCTTACGTGCCTTCTCTACTGCTCCTAGAACAACTTCCTGACTAATAGGAAGCTGACTAGCTCCAATCTCAGAGAGAAGCCTTACACTTCCTTGTTTCAATTCCCATTCTGTTCTATTACGATCAGCCCCTTCTTTTGCTCTAGCTTCCGTATTAATCTTCACTTGCTGTTCAAATGCAGCAGTCTTCTGACGTTGTATCTGAAAATTAGATAACATATTATTCACTAATTCAGGAGAAGCTCCATCAGGAATGAATCCACCAGAAGCTTGAAAATCTTTCTTCAGTTGGATAACTGCATCTTGCCTTGATTGTTCTACTTCTTTAAACTCACCAAGATTAGTATGTGCCCATAAATTCTTATCCACTTCACTAAATTCTTTACTGAGGTGAGGATTATTAGTCACATATTTAGCGTAATTAGCTCTAGCCATAGAAGCAATACGAGCAGGATCAACTCCTTGCTTCTCTGCATCAGCAAGAGCTACTTGTGACTGAGTGAATTCATTAATCACTTGTTGCTGTGCATCAGCCTTACGTTTCTGTTCTTCTTCCTTCTTATTCTGAAGGAATATACCAGTAAGTTGTCCAGCTAGGCCAATCAGAGGATTGCCAAAGTTAGAAACATCTCTCTGTACGGGAGCAAGAGGTTGTGCTCCTGCCCCTTGCGGAGCAGTGAGTCCTGTATTAAAATCAGCCATTAATTATCTTCTCCATATTCCTTGGCTTGTTGTTGTAAATCTTTCATCATCTGTAGAGCCTTATTACGCTCATCATCATTTAGAATCTTCATGTTATTGATGGTTCCTTCATAGGAAGAAGTAGGAAGCTTCGCATATTCGAAAGCATTCTTAGTAATACGCATATCATTGTTATACAAATCCTTCTTCAGTTGAGAATAGATAATCTCCATTGCTTTAGGATCATCCTTATACATATTCTTCATTGCCCCTAAGATGGTAACAACCCATTCTGGATTGTCATTAGTCATCTTCTGTTCTTTAGACAAGAGCTTGATGTATGTATTATACACTTGTAAGACAGAATCCTTATGCTCTTTAGTGCCTTCCTTGAAGGCATTCATTACAGCATAGTCAATAATCTCATCCTGTGTCTTAAATCCAAACAACTGAGCAGCAGCTTGAACATAATTAGCATCTTCATTCAATGTGCTACCCTTAGAGGTTTTAATCTTACCAGTCTCATATATGGCCTTAGCTTTATTATAATTACTCCAACCACTACTACCAGCTTCAGCAAATGAATTAAGAACTGCTAATGCATCAGGTACTTCCAATCCTTGTTGAGTATCAATGAATCCTGTATATCTTCCAAGTCTACCAAGAGCTTCACGCATTCTACTACCTTCTTTAAAATACAAAGAGAAGGAAGGACTGTTAGTGATATACTCCGAATATCCACCTGTGGCAATAGCATCAAATAGATGAGCAAACCCTTCAGTGTTATATGGAGAGAATCCAGAGAAATCAATATGAGGATTCTTTCCAACTACCTTCATCAATGAATTATTGAATGCTGCACTCTCAAGACCAAATACTACAGCCTCTCTAGCTACAGAATCCTCAGGAAGCATGTCCTGTCCCACTAGGTTCGACAATACAGTAGCACCCGGTACTCCCCATAGGAGGGAGTCAGTTAAAATCAACCTGAGCTTATCCTGTGGCTTTATGATACGATTGGTGGTGACAGATGTAATAGCCTTGTGTGGCACTTGCATAAACTGTAAGAAGACACCCATACTATTCTGATTATACGGCATATCTCCTGCATGATTCATACTATAACTAAGAGCATCTGCATAAGCATAGGCTTCATCTCTCACTGTCTTATTGGTAAGGTCTTTACCCTCACGAATAAATTTATCACGTACAGATAAGAGGTGATGTAAGCGATTAGTTTGCTCACCTAAGTCAAACCCCATCCTACGAGGAATTGCTATAGCTTTTCCTACAATACGCTTCACAGGATTGTGAGCTTCTACTAAATCAGTAAGAGTTCCTCTGACAAGATTCTGCCTATCCACTCCTTGAAGCACCCCACTCTCTTCAACAAAGTCAATCATCTCTTGTTGAGCTTTAGAGAAACCTCTCTCACCCATCTTGTATCGACCAAACACCATTGTATCACTAGGCCATTTACCTGAGAGAAGGTACATAGGATTGTATCCAGCTAACCGTGTAGCTTGATGACTTTGGATGATGAACTGCCTAAGAGGATTTAATGCAAGATAAGAAGTGAATACACCACTCTTTAACAACTGAGTGGGTCCAACTTGTCCAGCAGCGAGCAGGCCACGTTCAACTTTATAGGCTCCCATGTCAGCAGCTTGAGAAGCAAGAGTATTGAACAATCCCTTAATCTTCTCATCCATACTATTAGCATAGCCATACTGAATGTAGTTAATATTTTCTACAGTAGTACGAGCATCTGAAATCTTCTTATCATACAATGTACCACGTTTAGCAACTAAACTAGCTGCATCTTCTACCCACATTGGTTGATTAAACTTATCTCTAGGGAAGAATTCCTCATACTGCTTCACAGCACGGGCTTTAGCTGATTCAATATAATCACGCATACTAACACGTGTAGCAAGACTACGAGAAGACCTAATAGCGGATTCAGTAGGATCAACTACATATTGGCTGTCAAATGAAGTGATTGGATTAGTAGCTTCCTCTAGACGCTTACCACGATGCTTCTGTGCTACACGACCACTTGAATTTTGTAAATCCCAATAATGATCTGTATCAACCTTCATTTCATTTAAATCAGCACGTACATATACATCCTCATCTTTCAGTCCTTGAGAAGTGATTGTACGCTGGCGTAGATGTTCTGCTTCTCCTGAATCTCCTGCAACACCAATAGCTTTAGTGTAGAGTTCATTTCCACTTCCATCTCGTACAACCCGTACAATAAACTTAGGTGCTTTATAATGTACTTGATAATATCCGGGACGATAATTAAGAATCTGATCATTATCTCGAATGGCTCTAGCATACTCAGAAGGTGTATTTCGTACAATAATATGTTCTACTGTAGTTCCACCCATATCTGTTGGCCTACGGAGTTTTCCATAGTATCCCCCATTAGCATAGAGATCATCCAATTCTTTCTGGCTAATCCTACGTACTTGCTGTAAAGCTGGATCATATACATCCGTAATAGTAGAATTCTTAGCAGATTGCTTCACAAAGAAACGATCATTAGTATTCTCAAAGATTTTATAATCTTGATTACGTAACGTCTTAGCTACATCAGCATTCTCAAACCAGAAATGAGTATCCCATCCTTTACGCCATGCTTTAATAGCCTCTACTTCTTCTTTCTTAAATCCCTTACCTAACAGGGTAACTTCATCATGCTCCACTCCAAGAAGATTAGCTTCTTTCAAATAATCATATACTTTACCTTGTCGTACTGAATCAAGAGCTTCATGCTTCTGAGCAAAATCATGGAAGAGTTCTACCAACTTCTTATCAAGAAGGACACTCTTATGTTCTAATACTGTAGCAGCTTTAGTCAGTTGTGGATGGAGCATAGAAGCTGCATCTAATAGATGACGGGCAATACTACCAGACTTCTGGCTAATGAATGCAGGAATACGATCAAACCAATTATGCTTAACATCTAGAGGCATTGGATTGAGCACTTCATTCATACTCATAGGTTTAGATACTTCTACCTTCACCATGTAGTTACCAAATCTACCTTTAGTTTCAGCTAAGGTGATTGGTACATACTCCCCATCTACCTTCTTCATCAACTGAAGATTCTCTGCCCCTACCCCATATTCCCTAAGAGCATACAAGGCATGATTGAAAGCTTCACTAGCTTTCTTAAATCCACCTTCAGTAGTTCCAAGCATAGCATTAATCTGGAACTTCCCATCCCCACGAGCAACTACACCAAGCATATTATCATGGAGAACAATTCCATTGATATTACGTAGGTCATTTACAATATGTGCTTTAGCTTGTGCAATCTCATCAGCAGAGAAAATAATATCACTCGTATTCTCATATTCTTTAATAATATCTTGATCTGGTGTAATGACACGAGTAGGACGATCTGGATCAATAAGCTTCACTGCTACTGAACCATCCCCCTTAGCTGCTTGAGATACCTTCTGATCAATAATAGCACTAGCTCTATCCGTACCAGCAATAGCTTGTGCCACTTCATCACTCTCAGACTTAATAATAAGAGAATAAGCATTACGAGCTTTCTCAGGATTAGTGTCCTTAAGAATGTTAATAGGTGACACAGGGCTAGTGGATTCTGTTACGGCTGTCTGAAGAACCTTAGCTTCCTCTAAAGCAGGAATCCTCTTGAAGATGGTTGTAAGCCTCTTAGCGCCCTTTATAGTAGCGCCTAACCCTATGGCATCAAGGACACCTGATACGTTGTCTAGAACGCGATCAAACGTGCTGTAATCACCTTCTAACACTTGTTGCATCTGTGTTAGTTCAGCAAAGTTATTGTCACTGTTCAAGAAGAGGCTACTATTGTTTTGAATAATAGTAGAGAGCTTATCTACCACTTTAATCTTCTCAGAAGGAGGCATTCTATCCATAGCATCTTTAATCTGAGCCATAGCTTCTCCGGGAAGGATAGCAGCTTTACCAGTAGAAATCTTTCCCTTCAATTCCTCAATAATAGGTTTGAGAGTTGAGACACCATACTTATTAACAGAGAATGGTTGTAGAAGTGAAAGAAAATCAACTACTGTAGAAGCTGTAGAGGATTCAGAAGATAGTTTATGCTTATTCATAACCGATTGTTTCTCACGATTATAATCAAAGATAGGCTTAAACTGATCTGCTCCCATTAAGCGAACATCTTCCTGCTCTACATCCTCACCCTTACTAGGCTGCTCTAATGCTTTAGAAGCTAAGAGAACTGATGTATCCTTATGCCATCCACTATTAATATTAGCAATAGCTTGTTGCTTCTGTTCATAGGGAATAGAAGGGTCTGCAAGAATAGACATAATAGTGCCAATATCCTTTGGACCTTCTTCATCATTCCTTCTCTTCATAATAGAAGAACGTGTATAATCCTGACCAGCTTGGTTCTCACCAATAATAGCTTGATAAGTTTCAGCCATACGTTCTGGTTCATCAGATAACAGAGATGTAATTGCAGCCCTGTTTTTTACAGCATTCTCAGGAAAAGGAAGAGGCTTTAATGGAGACTCTGAAACCGGATCATCCAAATTAATTGGACTAACTTCAACTACATCTTCTAATTCATTCATATATTAAGGCTTAAAAATTGTATCTGATGTTGGTTCGTATGTTCCACCAAGAGGTGAAGAGTTGCTAGTAAAGTTCTTAAACCCATCTACTTGATTAAAGATACTGGTTCCTAAACTTCCCACTTGCCCCCAAGTATTAGCAGAGTTAATGTGGCTCTGTGCAGAGGAGAGATAGTCAGCAGCATTCTGGTTAAATGAACTGATGTTATTAGCTCTTTGTTGAGAACCTAGGTTAGCACCTAGATTAGACCCTAGTTCTGTTGCTAGGCCACCTGTAGAGCCTGCTGACCCTGAACTGACACCTACCCCTGTGTTCTCACTCGATTGTAGAATACGTGCTCTCCGTGAGCGTTCTTCACGTATCTGTGCCCTACGCTCTTGTGCAGCTTGGGCTGCTTGTCCTGCTTGTTGTTCTTGTCTAGCTTTAGTTTGTTCATTAGCAGAATTCTGTTGAGCAGCAGCAGCTTTCTTCTGTTCCCCATGTTGGACAACAGCACTTACACCACTCATTGCTAAACTGGCAATACCAATGGTTATAGGGTCAAGTCCCATTTAAACACCTCATATGTCAATCCTTCTTTTTCTAGAATACCAATTGATCTTCCACCCATCATCTCACAGAACTTTGGATTTGGAGATATACTGTAAATTTCATTAAAACCATTCTCTTTAAGTTCTTTCATCATTCTCCCAAATATTTTGAATCCTTTACGGAGAGAAGAGAGTTTCCAATCATACACGAGACAATGGAGAAAGACTTCATTATTAACTACCGTTATAGATAGTTTGAAGTCTTCTCCTTCATAATATACATCCTTGATCACGGTAGATTATTTCCTGTTAATGCTAGGCTCCATCCAAGGATACGACAATCTTTACCACTCTCAGTCTCAAAGTATAAAGACATAGCCTTCCCTCTTCCCCTTAGTTTATTCTTGGTAATCACTGTTTCAAATCCATTATCATAATCATCAGTGATGTCTACAATAAATTGAGGACGCCTATACCTATAAGCTTGAAAAGCACTGCTCCATTTATTAGAGATAATACTATTGGCCCAATCCCATTGTGTCTTAATGAGGCAACTCGATTGGTTCATAGGTACAAGATTACCACCTACATCCTTAACACCATTCTCTGTTCTTCTCATATGGATAGTGAGATATGGCATCTGTTTAGCAACAGAAGAGTCACCTGCTGTAGTATGTCCTGTTAGGATGAAAGCTTTCGCATCAACTCCAATACCATCTACTGTCTTCCAATCCTTGAAAGAAGTGTCTTTATATTGAGAGAAAGTAAATCCGATATTCCCACCAACAGTTCCAGAGAGAGTGATATACTTAATAGATTGTATTCCTGATGTTCTCACATTAGAGCTAATCACTACATTATCACCAGAAGCAACTACCATATCCGAACCTACTACCACATCTTCAATTGTATCTCCTGATAAGAAAGAAGCAGTGGAGATATAACCTACCACATCAGGTGTATTCGCAGCAAGAGTGTATATCCGATTCTTTGAGAAACTACCAAGGCTTGTATCAATAATGAGTTCTAACACTTCATTACGATTAGTTCTATCCCCATCTTGATTATACAACCATCTAATCTTCTTATCAAATTGATCATAGATGCCAATACAGCTTCTCTTATCACTATCCTCAATATTATCATAGAATGTCTGGATAGTCTTTTCAGTGATATTACTCACTGTCCAATCACCATATTGATTCTTAGCAATTACGAAGATACCTTCTGGACCCCAGAAATAAATCTGATCATTAACTACAATAATAGAACGAGTGTTAAAACATCCAAAAGAGCTAACCTTCTTTACTGAGTAGTTAGTCGCAGAGAACCCATAGTCACTTCCACCAAGAATCTCCCATACGCCATTATCAGCTAGAACAAATAGATTACCTGAAAGTGTTACAAGACCATAAATTACTTTAGCACCTGATACGCGTAGATACCCACCATCTGTATCCACAATTGTATTAGTCTCTCGTGAAGTAGGATCACCTTCTTGATAACATTTAATAATGCTCTCAGTGTTATTGACTACTTGAGAGAAGAGAACATAGCTTGTAAGGATAGGTGAATTACTGTCCCCATCTGTAACACTTCCTTCAAATCCACTGTAGAAGATACGTCCTGCAAAATCAGCTACAAGAGAACATCCTCCTGAAGTTGTATCAGATGGAAGTGTGCTTACTGTTTGTGTGAGTTGTGGAAACTTAGTTTTGTTATTGTCAAATTCAGTCTTACGCGATGTTCCTCGTTTAAGAGCATCAATAATAAAGTATCCACGTGCTGCTTGTGCATCTAGACCAAGCTGTTCATCATACAGATTTGGATAGACTCTCTCAAAAGGAGTGCCAGATGTAACAGGAGAGAATTGCAGTCCAGTATAGACCACTTCGATATTAGAAGGATATGTACCGTAGTTATTCTTAAAGATTGCTACTGGATCAGTGAGAGTTCCCGTGGAGTCTTTACGTGGGACACCCCATCCTTGATTATATAGATTATATAGATGGGCATTAGAAACTACAGATGGCCTAAGATTAATATTATTCTTATCATTTCCCGGAAGACCCCATTGATCACGCACTAGAAGTCGATTAGTTGTATAAACTAAGCTACTTCCTACATATTCAATAATATGAATTACATCTGTACCAGCAGCAATTACCAATTTCCCATCAATAGATGCAAATGATACTGTATTGGTTATAGAAACACCAGTAAGGGTTACTGATCCAATATATCCTTCACTTGATACACTCGTCTTAGCTGAATTAAATACATGAATTCTATTTCCAAATTGAATCACTGAGAATTCATTAGTGGAAATATTACCTGCATTGAACCATTTATATGCAGAGATTTTAGCTGTCTTTAACTGTACTTCAGTAAGTCCAGAATCTTTAATAGCATAATCTAGTTCTAAATCAATACCTAGACGCCTATCCCTAGACCCATCTCTATTTAATTCAAAATTTTCCTCATCTCTACTAGCATCAGCAGGAGAGTTAAGAGGACTTGCTTCTGTAATTAGTCCCTTAACAAAAGAACTAATTTCAGCTTTAGTTACTGGCTTTACCATTCTTAGAGTCCTTCTGAACTAAGTAAGCATCAATTGTTTCTTTAGCAATACCAATAGAAGTGAAAAGAGAGTCAAGTACATTAGGGATTTTACCACCTTGTCCTGCTGTTGCCACTTGATAGAGCATTGGAGAAGGACCATAGGGTTTGATAAGATAATTCTTATATTCCATTATTTGTTACCTTTTCTTCCATAAGATTCATAACGGATACCACCATGAGCTTTCCATGCTTTACGGGATAACCATCGTTGTTGTCTTCCAGCTTTCTGTTCAGCCTTCTGATTTGCCATCTGTTTCAATACAAGGAATGCTGTGCTCTTCGCTTCTTCAACAAGAAGAGGGAAAGCTTCACTAGGCATCTCAGGAATAAAATCATCAGTGAGAGAGAAGTCTAATTCCTTATAACATACAATCTGTGTCTTACTTTTCTTTAGCGTAGAATCTACTTCCAAATCATAAGCGTCACAAACAATCCATTCATCATCAAAGGTAGTCCAATATTCAGGAGCTTTATCATTGTAAATAAGGAGAGAAACTCCTGAATTGTCAAGAACAGTCTGAACATTATCTGCTGAACTATCTCTAGCATATGTAAGTTGTAAGAATTCATCTGGATAGATAAATTTTACATCAAGATACTGTAACTTAGTTTCATCAACCTTAGACTTCTCATACTTAAACTGTAGGAGTTCCTTTACTTCAGAGGGAATCTTCAGATAGTTTGGTCTAGAAAGAGTACCTGATGCATCAAGTTGCATAACACGTTTCTGATGAGGCCAATTCCTATTAGTAGATAGTTCCTCATAACAAGATTGAACAATCTGTGCTATTTGCATTGATTCTACTGTATCATTAATAGAATTAACTTCATCACTATCTAGATCATTGAGGATGTCCTGTACGATCTTAAGAAGTGTTTTCTTAGCCATTAGCTCACCAAATGCATTGTAACGTTAGCATCTTTAATTAGGAGATTACCAGTAGCATCACTGGCAATAACTTGTTGGATGTAATCCCCAATAGTTAGAGAGACAAGACCTGTACCAACTAACTGCCCTTCAGCACCCGTTCCTGATGATTTAAGTGTAGGCTTTCTCGTACCATAAGTGGTTCCATTAATAAGGAAGCGTAAAGCGAGTTTAGCTGTACTAGAGGGGAAAGCACCGATATTAAAATAAGATACAATCAGATAGACACCAGTTTCAGGAATAATCAATCTATCTGTATTAAAAGTAATACCACTAAGATTCTCACCAACCCAAGGAAATCCTGTACTAGTCATCACCGTGTATTGGGAAGGAGTATTAAAAGTAGTATCTGCTACAGCAGTTAGGGCTCTAACGGTGCTATTGCTCGTAATTGTAGCAGCACCATACGCTTCACCAACTACAAATTTAAATCCATTAGAACCATCTGAAACAATGTGTTTATTTGATACACCACTATCCCCTGTCATTCCTTGTAGATCACTAGAGAGTGTTTTACGCCATACACCACTACCACTACCATTAGATTTGTAGCTTGTGTTAATACCTGCAACAGAAGCACCTTTTGGTTCATGGAGGTTAGCTTCTGTAATGTCTTTATGTTCGATGCTTATGATTTTACCCTCCGAGAGTTATTGATAATATCAATAGTGCCCTCAATTGTATGTTCAGTGAACTTTATACCACGACCACCAAAATGGCTATGGAAAATAAGATGACAATTAGCACATAATACTATCGCATAACCGGCATCAACATCTTGTACATTGTACATTTTATCTTGTGATGATTTAAATCTTTTATATTGGGTATCAAGATGATGTACTTCTAATGCATCTGGATGTTTGTATCCACAACAAATACATCCTTTATTCTCAATCCACTGTTTATATTCTATATGTCTTTTTTTACTATATTCTTTATCATATATTGCTTTACACTTTCTACATTGACTTCTGATAAATTTCAATGAATTTAGTGTAAACTCTGATAAAGGAAGTTCCTCTTTACAATCCGAACATTTTCGGAGTTCCGACATGATCTTTTCCTAGAATAAAAAAAAGGGGGAAGCCCTTTTAAAAGCAACCCCCTTAGTGTCTTACACCTTAGTGGCGCAAGTGTATTTCATGATCAGCGTAGCCTTACCAGAGGTAGCCGCAATTGCAGGAGTAGTACCCGTAAGGGCAAACCCAAGCTTCGCAGCAGCCGTAGTACCAGTGGCAGAACCAACAGCCATTGTACCAGCACCAGTGGCCGTAACCTCCTTAGTACCAACTGCTTCCAACTCAGTCTCACTCAGAGTAATGTAGTTAGTACCTACAGAACCAGCAAGACCGATTGAGAGAGCAGGAGTAGTACCAGTGACTACGAAGGCTTCATCAACTCGAAGCTTAAAGCTATCGAAGTTAGCACCCTTTGGGATAACAACCGGAGGGATAAACCCTGCGATTGCATCAGCAATGCTCTGACCCGTTAGATCGATACGAAGAACAAACTCCGTACCATATCCATGTTCCAGACCAACTGCACCACCAGTATCTCGAACCCCATACTGATTATTGACATTCAGACCAGCTTTGTTTTCATAACTCATATATTATCTCCTTAGATGCTGGTAGCAGAAGTAATGTAGATACCAAGAGTATCAACACGCTGACCACCAAAGCCCCAACGAGCAGAGGTGACGAATTCATCACGGCGAAGGTCTTTATTACGCTCACCTTCCACACGTGGCATACGCCGCCATGCAGCCATAATAGGCTTAGTGTTGTCATCTGCTACACACATGAACACATTAGCCACACCACCAACAACAGACGTAGTACCATCGCTGAACGTGCCTTTAGCAAGGCGATTCGAGCTAATGATATTCCAACCATACAGATTCATCAAGAATTGGTGATCACGATCAAAACCATTCTCAAGAATACGTTGGGCAAACGGGGTAACATCCTTACCAATACTAACCAAACCATCAAGGGTAGCAGCAGTGACAGGATCAACAATGGCGATACGACCAGACGTAGGAACGTTAGCCTTATCAAAGGCCAGCTTCATCTTGATCAGATCAGACAGTTGGAGAACGTTATTACCAGCAGTAGAAGCAATACGGTGAGCAAAACCATTAACGGTATTTGCATTCGCATTCGTTTGAACACTGTTACACTTCGCAAGGAAGCGAGATTCAAACACTTCTTGAATAGCACGAGTCGATTCACTCGAACGACCAGCCATCAGTGCTTCTACCTGCGCCCCATCCTCACGCAGTTCATCAGTAACATACCATGCATCACCGACATAGTCAGAGATGGTCATAGTAATCGTACCAGACTCAATCGGGCTGTATTCAAACGGAACTTCTTCAGCACCATCTTGAATGGTTACAGAACCAATCGTCTTGATATTAAGAGTAGAGCCACTACCGAAGTCAGAGACATTACGGAAGAAGCTACCGGGTAGCATACCATCATGCAGGTTGCGGAGGATGAAAGCAGAATCAATACATATAATATGTTCAGACTATAACTTACGCCGTAGCGTTATTCTCATTTAGTCGTTGCGGCTGTATGTGAAAAGCAATCATTTGTTCAATCTTATGTTTCTTTAATCGTGAATGTTTCACAACACCACGAAGAAACATGAGAGCGAAAGATTTCTGAGAAGGTCCAACACCATGTCTCCATAATTGTGTATTATCTTTTTGAGGTTCATATAAAGAACCACCAAAAGCTTTATACAGAAATTGTAGAGCACATACATCTTTTACATGAGCAATAACACCAACGTGCATTGCATTCTTCTTGAAATTGTAACAACCATCTCCATCGAGATAACCTGCTACCCAAGCCCATGTAGGATGTACTTTAGGTTTTAATGGACCAGTATTGTTTCTTGATTCCTGAGAGAGTTGTTTTAACTCTTCTACACGATCCGTAATATCAATACCTTTTAATTCTGTATAGTAGTTATAGAGTGTTTGCCAATGTTTAGCTTTAATCACCATATGTTTTAAAAGTCTTGGGACAAGTTGATCTAGATCAGATCGTCCTTGTACTCTCCAACATCTTGCATCAGAGTATGTTTCTTTTTCATACTCTATTCCTATTACAGAACCAGCTCTGTCAGCTAATGTTTGCATATAATTATGCACATCAATCTTAACTGATGCTGATATTGACAGGATTAGGTATAAGAATGTCTTACCTGAAGTTGATTTACAAAACTTAAAACTTAAACTACCATCTGCATCTAACAAACCTGCTAGATATTTAATCTCATTTTCTTTAAATGTTTTCACTGTTTCTTCCTAGAAGATAACTTACTTGCCTCGTGTTAGCTTACGCCTCCACGTTATTTAGAGAGTATTCAGCACTCTTTAGAACTGTTCGCTTTCAATGAAAGCAGTGCTATTAGCACGATTTTGAGACATTGATTATTCCTTTACTTATTAAGATTTACCAAAATACTTAAAATACGTTTTTGGATCAGTTAAGTCATAAGTCGAAAGACCTTGGTTATGGAGTTCCTCTACAAGTTTATTGGAATTATCACGTTCCATATGTAGTTCTTCTGTAGAAGCTCCTAAGATAACTGGTTTCTTATTTCGACCTAATAGACTTTCATTTTGTGGTTGATAACCTGCTGTATTAATACTAGGTTTAGTAGAGGTTGATCGGGTAGTCCCAATCTCTTGTTTCTTCTCAATCCCTAGAATCTTAAATACAGCTTGTGGACTTTTAGCGGCGAGAGTGTTCATCTCTTCAACGCTCATACCTAGTTCTTTTGCTTTTGAATAAAAATTCACTTCAGCATCTTTACCAAAAGATTCCTGAAGCTGAGACACTACAACTTTGAGATTGGCATCTTGTGTTGCTTTAGTCTCTCGTTGTGAAAGTGTTTGTGTGACTAGATTTGCTACCTCTTCAGCACTTAGTCCTGTTGGCGTTTGTGTCGCCTGTTGTGACTGTCCTGAAGTGAGCTTAGTAACAGTATCTTCTACTGTGCTTAGACGTTCTACTTCTTTTTGCAGATTAGCAAGTTTAATCTCAAGCTGCTCTTTTTCTGTTTTGAGTTGTGGAATAAAATCTTGAGAATGCTTCAATGCATCTAGTGCAGTTTGAACATCTTTATACTTAGGCTCTCCACGTTCATTCTTAATTGATCCTAGCAGGTCAGCAAAGGAATTATCTGAACTCGTAGTTTGTTTCTGTTGATCAGTTGTCTGATCTTGAAAAATGTTTGTATCTGGCATTGGTATGCTATTTAATCCTATAAATATTTATATACTAATTAACTACTATGTATTTATATATACTAGATATATAAGAAAAAGGGTACATTAATCTGATAATAAACTAATGATTTCTTCTAAAGCTCGTTCATACCCACATAAATCTGCTTGTTGATATGCCCAATTAGGACTTTCATAAGCTGATTCAGAAATACGTTTAGCTCTTAATACAAGAATCTTATCTTTACTAATCTCAGTAAGCTTCTCTCGTATATCTTTAGATGCACCAAAAGAAGCCTTGAGAGACTCCTTTTGTTTTGCATTCATTCCTTTTAACCAAGTGACTTTCATACTATCCTATCGGGGGAGGGGGAGTAGATTGCTCTACTTCTAAATCTTCCTGAGCTTGCCCCATTAAACGTTGTGTCTCTTGTTGTTCAAAGATTGCAACATTTGGACTAAATAACTGATAACGTTGTAACCCCATTACATCCTCTACCAACTTAGCAAGGCTCTTAGATGACGTGTGAGGTGCTAGGAGGGCCGCCATTGGACTTGCCATGATGCCCTGAAGGTTCTGCATCAACTGAGCCTGTGCAGCGAAGTGTCGGGCTCCTATGGGCCTTAGCTTGCCAGATGCTACAATGTCATCCTTAGTGATTTCAATAAACTGTTGAACACCTAGATCATCATTCATAACACGGACAATATCATTACTATCTAGATTACGTCTTGCAATCTCAAGCATAGCATTTAAAACAGGTTCCAAGAGTTCAATCTCAAATGTAGTAATCTTCTCTTGAAAGATACGCCCAGCAGCATTCTGTAACTGTTGTACTTCAAATGCTGTCTTTTCTCCCGGAGTACGGATACCCATAGCTTCAGAAGGAGCACCTGCAAACTGCTCCATAAGAGCTAGAAGATATTGAATCTCATTATTAGCTTGAATAACCCACTGTGCATTCTTACCCAGTTCTTGAACAGAACCATTCTCATCAATATGAATTTCACCAAATGGTTTATACTCAAATTCTTCTACTTCACCAGCAATAACCAGAGGAGGAGCAACAGCTAAATCCATTGCATCTGCTTTAAGATTCTCTAAGTGATCTAGACGATATTGGAGCCCTACAAGATTATCTAGTGGGCCCATAGACCAAAGATTATCTGGACGCATACGCCAACCAACATGGTAGATGGGTGCATGAGCAAGCCATGAGGGAATAGGTTCTTTACGAATAACCCATGCTCTATCAATGACTGTCACAACCATATTTGTTTCAAGTTCATTAGTTTCTTGGTTATGAATGTCACCAAAAAACTCTAAAATCTCTACATAACCACTCTGCAAATACTCAGAATAGTTACCAAAACCATCAACAAGAAAACCTTCTGACTTATCTAAGTCTTCCAATCCATAAGCATTTGAATACTTCAATACCTTATCTCGTTGTGTAATTGCATTCTGTAGATACCTATTATCAGGTTCATCCTTAGACATAGCAATTAATTCACCAATAGTTTTTAGACTACGTACAATCTTATAACTATCTTTGAATGTAGAAGCAATAGGATTAAAAACAATATCAAGAGGAGAGATACGTCTAGCGATAGGCCCAATGTAGTCAATCATTTTATTGCCTTGAGCATCTTCACGGACAGATGATTCAAAATCAACTGTTACAAATGAATTCCCATAGTCAATATAATCATACAAAAGCTTACTCATTTCTGTACGAAAATGGCTCTCTCGTGTCTTATTAGACATATAAGCTTCAATTGCTACTACCTTTTTCTTAAAAGAATCCTCTTTGGTGTATGCTTCCCATTTAAGCCATTCATCATTCGGGAACAGAGCAGATAGGTAGTTAGAATGTAGATTATCTCGAATTTGACAAAGCTTTGGGAGAGTAGTGCTATTCTTCCAAGGAAGCTTCTTATTAGTCGTTGTAGTAGTGTCTGTTGCAAAGATGTAATTCCTAAGTTCTTTCCAAGCTTCAATCTTAGGGAAACGTTGTGAATTATAATTATCCCAAGTGGCTGCGATATAACGAGCCATCGTATCCCTACCAAATAGGGAAGTGATTTCTAATGCTTTATTACCCATTCATTATCCTCTGTAAGCAATTCCACCGAAGCGCGAATTAAACTGTACTACATTCTTATAAGAATCATCTCTATCTCTAGATGACTTAGGTTTAACAGCAATCTCTACAACAGATGCTAGACAGTCCTTTACGTCATCATGTGGGGGCTTAGAGAGCACAAGTTCTTCTTCAAGAACATCAATATATCCACCCTTAAAATGCCATATATCCTGATTATCATATCTATGCTCTAGGGCTGCTGCTATACGCTCTTCCTTCGTCCCTTCATTGCGTGTTGGTCTATGCTCATCAATAGAGAGACGAAGCCCTTCTAGACGCAATCTGTCCTTCAGATCACCTACAATAATCTGTTGGGCTACTGTTACTTCAGCCCTAAGTTTCTTAAATTCCCATTTAATTAAAAGAACTTTGATATGCTCAAAATACTCATTAATCTTATCTGATTTAAAACGATCAATATCTAGAACATAGATGTATCCATCTGAATCAATTCCTACAACAACAATTGCAGTGTAGTCACTCTTCTTATGCAGAGAGAAAGCAAAGTCAATAGCTGCATACACATTAAGTTTCTTATTCTTAAAGTGCCAACCATTATCTTTTAGTTGTAAATACTTCTTATCATAATATTGGAATCTATCTCGATTAATACGATTTGATCCGGGATCATTTGGATTGTTATAGTATTGAGCATAGAACTGAATCTTATCAGAATACTCTGCCCTAATACGTGCTAGAACATTTTGATCAAATCCAAATTGCTTCCCATCTGATCTAATTGCTTTAGGCCAAACAAACTCACCATCAATCTCTACAACATATTCTTTAATATCCCATACGGGCTTACGATCTACCACTTCATTATCTGAATTATAAATATCATATTCTTGAAGCTTCCATACAGCGTATATATCTGCTGGATGGTAACGTGTTCCGCATGCCATAGTGAATCCACCTGAATTACGGATAGAAGTGAATTGTGAAGACTTACGGCTTACATTCTCACGACCTTCTTCAGTATAGGCATTCTCAGGAACCACTAAGTCATCTGCTACAACAATATCAGCATGCCAACCAGTTGTATTAGTAGTAAGACCAGCGGTAGCAATAGTAGCATCACGAATACCTTCGCTACGCCTCCGAGGATGATCAATACAGAGTTTTTCGACACTCCATTTCTCACGGAGTCCCTCCTGTGGATTTACATATTCAGGGAAGTATCTCCGATAGACAGTTGATCCTAGAATATTCTTAATAGCATAAAGCTGTGTCTGAGCTAATTCTGCTGTAGCTGAGACGTATAGCATTGTAATTTCTGGATGCCTAGTGATCACCCATGCACACCAAGTAGCCACCATATGACTCTTCAAGTGTGCTCGTGGGAGCATGATTAGTTTATTGCTAGTAAGAGAATCTCCCATACCAAATAGGTTATACTCTTGCATCCATTTGAAGATTTCTTTATGAACATCCCCATACATATAACCCGGATTCACTAGCTTTGCGAAGAAGAAAAGATCATTGAGAGCATTCTCCCGCATCTGCTTCGCTTCTTCAGGCATCCTCTCTTTTTTCTTCTCTGCTTCTGCAAGCCAATTATCAATCATTATTCAACCCATTTTTTACTATAAGCAGGACGTTCCTTACCTTCAGCAGCTTTTGTATCCCCCTCAGCTTCAGCAATTGCAGCATCCACCTTACTCTTACGAGAGCGAATTTCCTTTTCAGCATTACCAGTCATACCACCAAAGATAGTCTCAACAATACCCTTAGATTTCTTTTTTTCTTCTGCCATTATTTCGTTCCTTTAATTTTCTCTACTGTACGTAATCCACCAAGACCTAACATCCCTAAAAGAATAGGAAACATCTCTTCTAGACTTGCTGGTGCTAATGTAATATTATAACTAAGTACAGCACATGCTGTCTTAACTATAGAGATACCAATCCAATTCCATGCACATGCTACTCCACAAGCCCATCCAATAAAAGGACGCCAACCTGAAGTGAAGAAAGAAGAACTAGCTGCTTCTACCTTATTTATCTCAAGTTGTCCTTGTGCTAATTGGAATTCCTGTGTTGCTTGCATAACAGCAAAAGCTGCTGCATTCTTCTCTTTCTCGCCTGCATCTGGAAAGATTTTATTAACAATAGAAGTAGCAAACTCTGCTACTGCTCCAATACCTGTAATATCCATTAATACCTCCAATTAGCGGGAGTAGGGAGAGAAGGGTCATCATCAACATGAATAAATGTATTAGCAATCCCTATTCTCTCAAATCCTGCTTCTTTACATGACTCTAGAATGGCCTTCTTTGTCTCTTGGTTGCATTTAATATCTACAGCGTAGCCCTTGGTATGGGCTGAGTGATCTTTGCCCCCTACAGCGCGATTGTGTGCCTCACATCGAAATCCAGAATTAATGTAGAAAGGAATGTTGGCAATAGAACGAGCTTCTTCTAGTTTATTTAGTGTACTAGATTTCATTTCATTCTTTC